CCAAAAAGCTCGATCGCCTCGCGCGTGTGCATCGAAACACGCAGGTCCTCGTCGCCAAGGGTATCGAACGCCTCGCGCCATTTCGGGTGCTTTTCGGAGCGCAGAATGCCGATGTCCCACGTGCCGTCCGGGTTCTTCTTGAACTCGGCGATGGCGGGGTGATCGGCCAGTGCGGCGTTGACGACGCTCTGGTCCTTGCGATTCACCAGCACGCCGTCGATCCAGGAGAACTCGTCCTGCATCCACTTGGCGTAGGTGTTGAACTCGTCCGTGCCTGGCTTGGCCTTGGAGAATACCGCTGCGAGGAGATACAGTCCGGGGTTGTTCGAGCTGATCTTGCGGTTGCGCAGGATGGTCGTGTAGCGGCCGGGCCGGTTAGGCGTGGCGGAGTTATCCTCCAGCGTGTGGACCTGTGGGAACATTTCATCGTGCCACTCCTGGAACGAGGCCAACTCGGACTCGCGCTTCACGCCGGCCTCGTTGAGTCGCTGGCGCATGGATTCGCGGAACGACTTGAACGCGTCCTTGTGCAGCGAGTATAGCTCTCGGGTGCGCTGGGCGCTGCGTGGATCGACGCCTTCCTTTTGGTAGAGCTTGCGTCCGTCCGCGTCGGCGGCAGTGAGAGCCTCGCCGAAATACTTGTAAAGGGCGCGCGCGGAGCCGTTGGAGTCCGGGCCCCTGGGGCCGATGAAGTCGAGCCCGCTCTTCAGGGCATGGAGATACTGCGCGAGCTTCGACGAGTCTTTTCCGCTGGCGCGGTGGAGTGCGTCCCAGAAGTCGCCGCGCGTGGTGGCGTGGCCAAGGACAGAGGCAAAAGCCTCGTCCATCTTGCGCTCGACCGAGTGGCCGGCCCAGACGCCGGTCTCAGACGCACGCGCGGTGACGGTTTTCCAGGCCCGCGACAGCTCACCGTCAGACGAACTGCGGGCGGAGTGCATGATCGCGTTGACGATGTTTGCCCACAGCTCCGGATCGCGCAGGCGGATGGAGTGGCCGAGTTCATGCCCAGCGACAAACATCATCGAGTTCTCAGGCGTGGCCCGATCATGCAGGCGACCGGCGCGGATGAAGCCCTCGTTGGGCGACTTGCCGGGTGTGAAGCCAGTGAAACCGAGGGCATCAGCGAAGCCGCCATCCACGAACTTCAGGTCCACACCCCACAGGCGCTTCCAGGCGTCAGACAAAAAGCGTTCATCATCCGTTTTGGCCAAACGGATGTGCTTGGAGTTCTCGCTGCCGGGATTCGACAGCGCCTCCTGCAAGATTGCAGAAGTGTGCCGGGGAGGTGACCGCCTCACTTGCTCTGCGGTAAGAACGACACGGTCGGGGCCCTCCTTTAGGCCGGCAGTCGACGCATCCAACAGGGTTGAGTCGAGGTTTTCACCCGCCATGAATAGCAGGTCCTCGTTATCCTTCGCAGTGCGCTCCACCTTCGTGAAGATGTCACGGAACCGATCGGTGAAAATCCGTCGTGTCTCAAGGGCTGCTTGGACCTTGGGATTAGAGGCAATGGTCTCGCGAATCGACGCGGTGCTCTTGTCACCAAGGCTAGAGCGCATGGCGGCGTTGGCCAGGGCGCGTTCCGCGGCTTCGTCGTTGCTGAAGAAGCGGGTGGCAGAACCATGCAGCAGACCGGCGGCAGCGCCGATGAACGGGGAAAGCGCGAGGCTCTGCATCGCATCGTCCACCGTGTAGCGCGTCTGGTTATAGTCAGCCAAGGCCGACATGACCGGCTGCGAGGCTGCGCCGGCGATCAGACCGTTGATGGCGCCGTTGGCGGTGCGCGAAGCAATGCGTGCGGCTCCCCATCCGGAGCGGGACGCGGCGGTAGCGCCCATGCCCCACTTGAACACGGTGGCTTCGGGCACAATAAGATTCATGCCGAAGTCCACCGGACTCAGGAAGCTGCCGAGCAGATTGCCGGCGAGCGCGGCACCCTTATGCCCACCATACATCTGGCGAGTTGCGTCCAGTTCATCGTCAATCCGGTCCTTCATCAGCGCAGCCGCGTATTTCCGCGACATCATGCCCCGGTATGTGTCCTCGAACTGGAGATCGCCGTATTTATAGTTCTTCTCCCACTCCTCCTTCGTGACGAACGCGTCCTCCATCTTGGAGGCGTAGTTGCGCACCGAAATGATGGCGTCGTTCTTGAGGGCCTTGTATTTCAGGGCGCGCCAGCCCATGCCGGTCAGGGAGCCCTTGAAGCCGGAGGACAGCGCCGAGTTGGTGGCGGAAGCGACGCCGAAGTCAGGACTTGGGCGCTGAAAGGTCTCAACGTCCGTTCGTGGAGTGAAGCTGGTGATCTCGGTCATTTGATGGGCGAAACTGGGGGAAGGAAGGCGGAGAGTTTCGGCTTGGTGTCGGGTGACAGGAAGCGATCCATGTAAATCTTGAAGGCACGCGTCTCCTTGATGATCGGTTCGGGCTTGCCGCTCTTGCCGATGGTGTAGACGGGCGTTGGTTCGCCGACTGTGCCACCGGGAACGTTGCCGACCTGCGGTGCCGACGGAGTCAGGAACAACTGGACCTTGCCGCCGGGGATCTCGACCCAGCGGCCGTGCTTGGCCAGGATGAGCTGGTTGTTGGAACGCTCGTCCATGCCGGGTGACTTGATCAGCTCCTCCTGAACGTAGCGCTCGGCTTCGATGATGTTGGTTCCGGCGATGCGCAGTGGGGATCGGGCGACAGGCTTGCCGTCAGACAGGACCACGTTGTCGAACGGGATCTTCAGGTCCTCTGGCAGCTGCATGTTCTTGTCGTTTGGGTGAAGCAGGTTCCAGGTTGAGAGACTGCGGTTTTCGATACCGTTTGGCCGGTAGTTTATGGCAGGCAGGTAGCGAGCGAAGTTCAGCGCAAGCTGGTTGTCGCCCTGCGCCATGATGCTGTTCTGGCCGAACCAGCCGCGATACTTCACCTGATCCAGGCCGTTGACGAACGGAGCATCGTAGGCGATCGACATGCGGTAGGCCTGGTGCTGGATCGAGCGGGCGAACCCAGCCTGGTCGCCAGAGAACGTGCGGGTGAGCCAGTCCTGCTGTGCGGCATCGGGAACGTGCAGCGAGAAGACAGGTTGCTCGGAGTGGGTGCCGTTCATGCGCACGACCATGAACGCACCGCCGAGGCTGTTCATGGTGCGCTGCATCTCGTCGAGCGGGCGCTGAGAGCCGTCCGGACCGTAGGCTTTGGCGATGACGAGCTTCTTCAGGCTGTCGTCGAGTGTGTAGGCAGCCTCCGGGCTCTGAGACTGGAGCGCAGCGATGACGTTGCCGTAGGTCTGATCGCCTGCATCAGCGGTTTTTCCAACCGGCGTCACGACGGCGGAGCCCATCACCTTACTGAGGTTGTCCTTCACCGTAGCCAGGTCGGTGACCTTGCTGGTATCGACCGAGTGGGCCCAGGCGAGCGTGCGCGCGAACTCGCGGATCGAGTTCTGTGCGGAACGGTCCTCGGTCATCGGGACCTGTGCGAGCACGGCGGCGATGCCGGCGTAAGGCCTGGTGGTCTCGTCGGCGGCGAGGCCGCGCGCGATGGCAAAGCGGCCCTTCGTTCCATAGCCGATGGCCAGCTTCTCCAGTTCCTGCACCGCTTCCTCGCGCTTGCCCTCCTTGAGCAGCTGGATCAGCGGCGCAGCGTGCGGGCGGTGGAAGTAAATGCGGCGCTCGGCCGGAATTCCGTTTTTGTCGTAGAAGGCGTCGTAAGTGGTTATCGCGTTCTCGGGCGATCCGTTTTCGAACATCGCCGTCGCTACGACCGGGTTCTTCTCCGCGATCTGGTTGACTGGAGTGGCACGCTGGCGCTTGAGGAGATCAAGCATCTCGGTGCCAAACTTGCGGACGATCTCGGGAGAGTAGCTCTCGATGTCCTTCTGCGAATCCGGAAGGAAGTGAATCATCACGCTCCGAGTCTCCAGGTCGTTGCCGTTGCTGAGCATCTCGATGGCACGGTCAAGCTGCGGGATCGGCAAGGCGAACTCACCCTGGTCCCAGCGAGACTGTGCAACGCCAACCGCCCGTGCGGCAGTGAGCTTGGCTGCGAGGTCGTTGGCCTGGACGCTGCCGGGCTTGTGGACAGTATCAGAAAGCTGATGGATCTCCTGAGGGGACATGCGACCGCTGCCTGCCTTGAGATCAGCCACGATGCGATCCAGTGCTGCGTTGGTCTCGGCCCTATCCTGCTGAACGGTGCCCTCGGCATGGGACTTGAGGGCGAGCATGTCCTCAGTCGTGATCCAGTTTTTCTTGTGGAATGAGTCTGCTGCTGCGGCGATGTCTGGTGTCCACGCCTTGCGTTGTGTGACCGCAGCTTTCAGGGAGCTGATCGCCAAAGGCTGAACGACCTTGGGGAGAAAAGACTCCTTGAGATTGCGACTGTAACGCGGCTGGTCTTTGACATCCGCGGTGGCGCGAGACAACACATCCGCCACGGCGGCTAGGTTGGTGCCGGCCTTATTGGTCTCGTTCTGTGTGAGACGAACGAAGTTTTCATCGCGGCTGGCCTGGGTGGCGACAGCCTCGGTGTTGTAGCCATTGAGAACGATCTGCTCGGTCTCGTTCAGCCACGAAGCGCGAACGAAGTTGTCCGTGACGGCTCGCTTGAAGCCCGGAGAGGAAGACCGCTTCTGTGACAGGGTCTCGTTCACACGGTCGAACTCCTCCTTCACGATGGCATTCGTGTTGTTCGCGATCTGATCTGCCTCCCAGGCAGACTGCTCCTTGATGACCCGCTCGCGAGCGGCCTTGGCTGCCTCACCCATGAGGACGCGGGCTTCAAGTGCCGCGTCCTGGTCCTGGCGGTGCTCCTGCTCCCGCTTGAGGCGGAGCTGATAGTCAGCCACATCACTAGAGGCGGACTCCAGGCCGCGGCCAAGGTTAATCAGACCTGAGGCGTCGGCGGTGGGGGCGACACCAAACGAACCGGCCGCAAGATCGATGCGTGACGGTGCGACGCGTGGGACATCGGACGGGCGTGCAAGTAGTGTCTGTCGTTGGGGCATGTCAGGAACTTTTGAATGATGCGTATTTGGAGCCGATACTGCCGGCAGCCTGTAGCAGCGTGCCGGCTGCTGAGTAGCGCGAGTTCACAATAGCACTGCGGGCGTTATAGCCGGCGGTCAGGCGGGCGTTGGACCCGGCGGCACGCCGGGCGCCCGCTGAGATGCGGAGATCGGATGCCTCTTGGGAGTAGTTGTAGGCCACAATCTGGCCGCGGTAACGAGCCATCTGGATCTCCTTCTCCATCTGGATGGAAGTGTCGGAGAGAACATCGACAGCCGATCCGGTGATAGTCAGGCCAGACTTGCCGAGTGCGGCGCGCTGGGAAGCAAGGACACGAAGTCGCTGCTCACGGGTTGCGTCGATCTCCCGGTCGGCGTTCTGCTGCTCCTGGATGGCGGCGTAGCCGGCGCGCACGGCGTTGTTTTCGTCGAGCTTGGCCTGGTAGTTGTTCTCGTCTTGTGCGATGCGGCCCTGCAACTCTTGTGAGGCTGCCTGGAGCTTGCCCTGCTGGATCATGCCGTAGGCTGACACGCCGGCGGCAACGGTCGAAGCAACGAGTGCGCCGCCGGCTACGGCTGATCCGCCGCCGACGGCTGCGAGCATGGGAACTACGAAGGCCATGTTATTGGTAGGTTGCGACCTCTGGGTAGAGGGAGAGGATTGTCATCGGAACAGGCATGTCCTGGATGATATAGTATTGCCCAAGAGACGTGAGCTTGTCGTCACAGGTGAACCGATGGTTGCCAGTAAACAGTGACGCCGTGTTGCCGAAGGTCTCCTGCCTTGTAGCCGACGAAGTGATGCCGTGCTTGAAGCCGTAAAGCGACTTGAGCAGGCGCAGCGAGAGGTGGTCGATGCGCTTGATCTTGCCCTGGCCTGTGCCGCTGGGTGACGGCGCATCAATGGGCATAGTCTGAACCACAGAGCGGTAGCCGAAGCCTACGGCGTAGCTGGTGGCTGGAAGTGCTGGAAGTGTAAACGTGCCCGCGTTATTGGCGACGATGCCAGTGTAGGGGGTGCCGTCGATAAAAGCAGCCAGGGTTTCTGCCAGCGAAGTCAGGCACCGTCATCGAGGTCGAACCAAGTGCACCGCCTGTGCGGGCATTATCGACAAAGCTAGTTGAACTCAGGGCCGGGTCATACTCTGGATCGAGATACTCGATAGTCCGGATGTAAGCGCCGCCAACACCAGCGCGGCGGACAACGAGATAGAGACGATATGAGCCGTTCTCCGGAATCGCGGCCATCGACTCAACAACGCCGGAGCCGCCGAGAATATAGCGTGACCAGGCGTAGACCTGCTGATCCTCCTCGTAAGTCAGAACAGCGATGTTGCCGTTGGCTAGACGAACAAAAAGGATGCTTTCGGGGAGCGGCTGGTAGCAGAGTTGTTTGCCGCCGCCACTGTCCTTCAGGACGTGATTGGCGAAGACGGTGAGGTCGAGTGACTGCATGCCATCGGACGCGTAGTCATAGGACATCTTCCGCAGCTTTCGGCCAGACCGCTGAAGAAAGATGAGCGAGTTACAGGCAAGGATGGGCTTGGTGAATTCAGACCCGTAGTTGCTCTGTGGTTGGACCATCACGTTCGTGGGTGACAGTGCGGTATCTGAGCCGCCAGACGCGGTAGTGGACCACTCGCCGCCGGCCGTGCCGGTGATGAGTGCCTTCTTCGATACGGCCCAGAGGATCTGGTTAACCGTGTCCGAAGCGACAGTGTAGGTGATGGCGCTGTCATCGAGGACGCGGAGCTTCTCGTCGGTCGCTGCGAAGTTGAAGAAGTCAGCTGTTTTAGAGAGCCATGCAGCCTGCGGCTCGTCGTAGGTTCCAGCAAAACCGAGTCGCTCTTCATGGAAGAACACAGTGGCTGGATAGTTCCCGGCATACCACGCGCCGGCGTTCCAGTCGTTGGTGGTGCCATCATCGACGACCGTTCGGCCCTCGTAAGAGCGCGGGAGAGATCGGTTCAGGCGGGCCTTGACCTGGGAGGTGGTGTTTGACGCGTCAGCGTAAGTGCGGGCATGCACGACTTGCCCGCCAAGAACGAGCCGGAACAGGCGCGGAACGTCGACCGACAGGTCGAAGAAGTTCGTATCGGAGCCGACGAGCCTGCAATCGATCACACGATCGGAGCGGCTTATGATGCCGGACGGCACCTGGACGTTGACTATGTCGCCTGTCGCGATGATGCCATAGGCACCCATCCGGACGATGTCGTCGACGGACTCGACAAGCATCCAATACCACGTCCCGTATTTATCCATGAAGCGGACGTAATTTCCGACGTGCTCCTGGGTGAGGACGCCGGTGTTTGAGAACGCCACCTGCACATCGGTGCCAGCGATTGCTTCGTTGTAGAGAGGAACAGAGTTGGTCCCGTCCCAACCGGCGTAGAGCCCTGGAGAATATACCTCCTTGGAAAATGACAGAGATCGATCCTCCATAGGCTCAACCTCGACTTGGTTGTTGGCCAGCCAGGTCGTCACTCGACCGAGGACCCGTGTGCCGAGGTATGGATACTCCACCATGTCGTCAGGCTCAGTGTCCTCGAACTCGGTGGGGTTGCTGGAGGTGAGGATCACACGATCATTCACGTCGATCACCGTGATGGAGAAGTCCTGGTCTCCGGGTTCCTGGTCCATATACGGACCGTAGTCGAACGCAGGGACCTCGTATCGCCAGTCAGTGGCCCCGTAGCGCGAGAGTGTGGCCTGTGGGTGGTTCGGATGGGTTATGAAGACAACATCGGCAGACTGCGTGAACTGAAGCTCGTTGATCTCGTCGCTGGTATAGGGGATCGCGGTCTCAGTTCCGTAGATCGCGGTTACCTGATAAGGGGACCCACCTGACAGGACGATGGAGCCGCCGCTGATGAAGCGGAAGCAACCAGCGGTGATCTCAAGGATCACGGCCTCGTTGCGGGAAAACACGAACTCCTGTAGCCGATGTGTCGAGGCGAGGATGTTGTTCTTGGCGGCTCCTACGTTCTTCGTTCCACAACGGCGCTCGATGCCGCCGGATGCACGGACAAAGAAATTCTCCAGCGTGGCTGCACCGCCGAAGTAGCGCTCGATGTCGGAGCGACCGAGCAGCTGCGGAGACAGCTCGCCGGACGCAAAATTCGTCTGGATGGGATTGGTCTTCTGCATCAGAGGCCCTCAGGAGGGATACCGTCAAAGCCGCGCAGGCGTGGGTCGCCATCGGCGCTGGCGCCGCTGCGTGCATAAATCCAGCTGGCAACTGGCTCGGACCCCATGGCGATCTCACAAGAACCATTGAAGCGCGCGGTGCGCAGCGTCTCGGCATGATCGCGCAACATCGTATCGCGCAGGGTTCCATTCTGGGTAAGCGCGATGCAGATGTCAGCAGCAAGCAAGTAGGCCAGGGCCTCAGAGAAGTCATCCGGGTAGAGGCTGTTGTCGTCGAACGCCAGGCCGGATTTCACATACTCAAGGTAGGCAGAGTCGGAATTGGTGTAGATACTGTCGCCGCGCAGAAAATACTCCAGCGGCTCTGAGTCAGCGTCGGTGACCGAAATGATCCGGCCGACGTTAGCTGGCCTGGTGAACGCATAATTGAACCCGTGGCGCTCACTGAACTCGCTTGTTGCCGGCGCACCGAGTTCGACACGCTCGATGGCAAATACCCAGTTGTGCGATCGCAGCAAGAGGTCGCGCAGCGGTCTGAAGCGTTGATTGGCCAAGTTGCCCTCCTTGGTGTCATCGTAGACATCATCGAGGGTGGCGCCCCCAAGTTTAACGATTTCTGGAGTTGAGAATTTCGAGCCTGGACAGGGACATAAAGAAGAGAGCCGGTGCCCCGGAGATAACCTCCAAGGCACCGGCTGTCGAGTGCTTTCGCTCAGCTGGAAGGCTTAGTTCTGCGCGTAGAGGACCCAACCGCAGACGTATTTCGCCGTGGTCGGATTCGCGCCGCCGATCGTCGCGTAGAGCTTGCTGGCGACATCGAGCGTGGCACCGGCGCCGAGGGCGTAGGTGTTCGCGAAGTCGAGCTGGACCGCGGTCGCCGCGGCGGTCGCACCAAGCAGCATCGTGGCCGACTCCGAAATGGAGCCGCCGCTGGGCTGCGTGATGGTCGCCGTATCGGCGGACGCGACACCATCGAGGCCAACGGACAGCGTAACGCTGGTGCCGAGAGCTTCGGTGATGATCTTGCCGCCGAGAAGGCGAGCGCCTTTCGGGAGGTCGATGAGGTCGACGGTGTCGTTCTGCTGGCCACCCGTGGTGACGAAGTCGAAGAACGCCAGTCGGACCTTAGCGCCGAGTTGAGTGAGACCGCTGGCAAACTGGTTGCCGGCGGCTTCCTTCGTGGTGTAGAAGGATGACTTGAGGACTGCCATGATGGTGGTCTCCTGTGTTGGGGGTTACGGCTCGACGCAGTTGAGGCGGGCCATGATCTCACCCCACATACGACCGCCGCCCATCCCGAGCTTCGTGTAGATGTAGGGAATGTTCTTCTTCTCCGGCAGGCGCCACATGGTGGCGGTGATGTCGGTGCCGATGGCGAGCTTGAAGGCCTTCGGCTTGAAGACGAAGCAGCTGCGGACGCCGGCCGAGACCGGGAGGCGCTCGACGTGGATGAAGCGGAAGCCGCCCCACTGGGTGACGTTGCCGTTCTCCAGGTTGCGCTTCGTGGCGTAGTCGCCGTTGATGATCTTGTCGATGCCGAGGAGGTCCTCGAACTGCTGCGTGGCGCAGAAGACGTTGAGGATTTCGTCCTGCGAGATCGCATCGAGCTTCATCATCGTCTGGCGGACGGCTCGGAGCTTCTCGATCGTCAGGCCCTTGTCCGTCGCGGCAGCGCCGGTGTAGTCCTTGGCGATGTCGATGCCCTCCTTGGACGCGGTGCGCGCCCAGTAGGTGCCGGCAGTGATGCGGGTCTGCACATCGGAGACCGCGCCGACGGTGATCTTGCCAGCGGTGGTGCTGACGAAGGGGATCGTGGTGCCGCCCGATTTGCCGGTCTTGGCGTCGGCCGTGAGACCGGAGATGATCACGTCGTCCACCTTGCGGTGGGCCGAGGCGACGAGGGCCTGCATGTAGGCGTTGGTGGGATCGGTCGCGACGCGCTGGAGATCCTTCTCGTCGATCATACGGCCCTGGTCGTAGTCCTTGAGCTGGATCTGACGACGATCGTGTGAGATGTCGGAGTGCGGGTTGTCGCCGTAGCGCGTGGTGTCCTCGCGCATGTCATCGGCGAGGCCGATGCGGTCGTAGTAGTCGAATTCCGCCGACTGGCGAACTACCTCGACGAAGGGACGGAGCTTGGAGTCCGTCTGTTGGAAAGCCTGCTCAAAGCCTTCTCTTGAAGGAGTTGATGTAGGCCTTTTCGATCTGGTTGCTCATGGTGAGCTAGAGTAGAGAGAGTGGGTTAACCTGTCGTTGGTTCGCTGAGGCTGCCCTTTCGGACCTCTGCATCGCGTGCGTCGCTCACGCCGCTTCTACCCCTGAGCGGTGGGACCAAGGACGGCAAAGCCGCTACCCTCGATGGTGTGAGGTGTAGCGGCTCGGTATCAGGTAAGTCAATACTTATTCGGTCTTCACCTCGTTCGGGAACGCCATCTGGAAGAGTTCCATGCGCTCCTTGACCACGGCGTCGTGCTGGGGGTTACGGTCGTCGAAGAGGGCCTTCTGCTTGGCCTCGTCGCGGTTGAACGCGTTGAGCGCGGCCTGTGCGTTCTCCTTGGTCATCTTGCCGCCAAAGCTCGTGCCGGGACCAGTGCCGCGCGGCCCACCCTCGGAGAGCTGCTCGCCGATCTTGGCCAGCAGCTTCACGACCGAGGGATGCGAACCCATGCCGGACTCCTCCAGGAGCTTGAGCAGCTCGGGAGAGCCGTATTCCTTCGCGGCCCAGCGGGCATAGTTGATCTTCTCATCGAACTTGTCGCCGAACTCCTGCTTCACCGCGTTCTCCCAGTTAGTGAGTTCGGTGTCGCGAGCCTTCAACTGCTCGGTGTTGTGGGCGTGCTCGTCGGCCAGGAACTTCGAAATCAGCCGGTCCGCGGCCTTCGCCGGGATGCCAGCGTCGAACAGTTCCTTGCGCCAGCCGTCGAGACGGACCTTGTCTAGCCTGTCCTCAGTCACGCCCTCGGGGAGCTTGAACGAATACTTGTCGGGGGACTCAGGGCGACCGAGCTTGGTGTAGAAGTGCGTGAGTTCCTCTGGCGTGGCCTTGTCGCCAGGGAGGATGAGCTTGTCGGCGCCAACGAGGCGCTGAGCGTGGACGTATCCCTTGGCGAGCTGCGGGCCGACCTCGGCCCAGTCCTTGCCCTTGATGGACTCGAACACCTTCTCGCCACGCAGGTCCTCGGGGAGGGCGGCGCGCCAGTCGGTGTTGTTGTGGCCCAGATTGCCAGCGTCGCCCGGAGGTTTGTCGCCCTGCCCGGGTTGCTGATCGGTTACCAGTGTCATGATGTTGATTCCTGTTCGGTCTGCTTCAGTTGCTCCGTGAGGTAGTCCGGCATCTTGTCCATGGAGCCGTGGACTTGCCGGAAAATTGACATGGCGAAGTGGCGCTGCGCCTCGTTCCAGAGAAGCTGCTGCGCGTCGGTGGTGAACTTCGGGTGCGTGGCGCCGGCCGTCTTCATGATGTGCCGCAGCACGCGGTCGCCGTGCGGAGTCCCAAAGGTCTCCATGTAGTCGCGCTTGGTGTGGATGCGGTCGAGCATCCGCTTGGCTTCGTCGATCATGGCTCGTGGTAAATGCCCCAGTTGCCACTCACGAAATGTCCCTGGTCATTGCGGACCAGCGGCTCTCCGACTTCGACAGCCAGCAACTCAGCTGCGGTGAAGGCTCCTGCGATCTCTGGAGAGAACAGGATGCCGTATCGCTCAGTGCTTCCGTAATCTACAAGCACGTCCGACCAGCGGTTGCCGCACGCGCTGTCCTCCAATCGAAGAAACGCGATGGCGCGCGAATTGTATTCGTTCGCCGCGTCGAGTGATGGAACTACAAGGACCTGCATGGTTAAGGGGGAGATCCGAACGTCCAGGTGGCTGGAGCTGTAGCCGTGGTGGTGGCGCCAGACGAGTCGGTGACAGTCACGCGAAAATCACCGTCCTTGGTCTCATTCGTTCCACTGGCACTGAAGTTGGTGGAACTGGCGTTTGGGGTGCCGATCGTAAGGCCGGCGTCACCAGCCACGAATTCCCACAGGTAGGCGGTGTAGGTCCCGGTGCCGCCTGAGGGTGTCGCTGTCAGTTGGTTTGTGGTCCCGAGCCCGTTCGCGCCGGCATAAGACGCGAGCGATGGGGTGATGCTGACGACGAACGGGGCGACGTTGATCGAGTGCTTGCGACCAAGGTGCGAGATGATGGTGTCCTGCTGAGCAGTGCTGTGAGCGGCAGAATAAACGGCAACGGAGAACACACGGATGTTGCCGTAATTGCCGAGGGAGTCACCGCGGGCACCAAGGATAAACCCGTTACCGTTGTTGGCGTTGGCGTTGCCGGTGACGGCGGTCTCCAGGTTTTTTCGGTTTGCTGATGCGGCACTGTTGAACACAGCCGTCGAAACGAACGACTCGCCGACGAGGACGTTGGTGATTGAGGCGGCGGCTGTCCCACTCGTGATCTGGATGTTCGGCGAGGAAGCAGCCTGCTGGAGGGTGAGTGCGATCGCAGAGTCAGATCCGGAATAGACGCGATCGAAGGCAGTGAAGCTCACCTGCTGAAGGCCGGCATAGACTGTCTCTGGCTGGCTTCGGCTAAATGGAGCGGACTTCATGTAGTCATCGACGCCGTCTAGAAGAAGCGTGCGCGTAGACCCCTCGTAGGTCGGCTGTTTGCTTGCCGTAAGCTGCACCAGGTCCCGCTCGCCACTGATGCGCGCGCCGAGGTCACCGGAGCTGTTGATGGTGACGGTCTGGCCGGTGGTGGCTGTGCCGCTCGTCGCTAACTTCGAGAACGTGCTGAAATCGCAGTCGAAGGCCACGGCGCCACCGATGCCATCTAGTATTTGAACGCGGTGCACGTTCATCAGCGCGTTCGAGGTGGCCGGTGTCGACCCGCCGACATACAGGTTGGCGGTGGAAGAGTGAATCGTCGCAGCTGTGGTCGTTTGCGTGGTCCCGAGCTGCGTCCACGTTACCCCATCTGTGGAGGTGTAGAAGTTTGTGTTACCAGTCGCGGTATCGAAAGTCACCCTCACCCAGCCTAGGCCGTAGTTGGAGAAAGGGGTAGTGGCAGACGACGTCACTACTTTAAGCGTGCTGCCGTCATTGGAGTAGAAAAATCGCAGCCTACCGGTCGCGGTGAAATAGAAGTTCCAGTCGCGGGTTACTGTGTCGTCTTTGCAGGCAATCGTTTGGTCGGTGGCGACAGTGCTCCAATCAGCCTTCCTCAGCTTTGCGCGGATGTCGAGCGGTCCGGTGATTTGCAGCGCTGCGCTGTTCGGAACGGATGCAGCATTTCCGGCCGTCCCGTTCAGGCACAGGCAATTCACGTTGCTGTTCCCGCTCTTGTCCGCGATTAGCGACACGCGGTTGCTGCCATCGATGATCATCGAGGAGCGGTCGCTGAGATCATACCAGGTGGAGAGGCCGGCGATCGTGCGCAGGTCAAGTTCGCGGCGACGGCTGACAGGCAGGCCAAGGGCCAGCGCGTTGCGCGAGAGCGACGGACTGGTGAGGGACGGGATCATCGAGTCATCTGCGCGACCTGGATCTTGGCGTCAGTGCTCTCTGCTCGGATGAGCTTGATGTTCGCCGCCTGCTCCCGAGAGATCAGGAGAGCACCATCGCTCGGGTAGTGGCGGAAGCCGAGCGTGGAAGTCGGGGTGGTCCCGTTGACCGTGTAGCGAATGCTGTAGTCCTCGACGGCGATGACGACGAACTGAGTCTGTGCATGCAGCGTCACACCGAGCGTCGCGAGAGTGGTGGCGGTGGAACTGACGGTGAGCGGGCCCTGGTGGGCCGTGGCGGCGTTCGGAGCGCCTTCGTAGCCTGAGAATCGTGACATGGTGGTGGTGGTTAGATGGTGAGGCCGGCCTGGCGCGCTGCGGCGAGGTCCTTGGCGGTCTTGCCGATGGCCGGTGCAACCTGGGCAAGCTGGGAGACCTGCATCTGCTGCTCGCGCGCCTGCTGCTTCGCGGCGGTCGTCTTAGGATCGTTGAGCACGCGGCGCGGAATGTCCGTGAGGTCAGCCAGCTCGTTGACGAGGTGCGGCTCGTTGATCGCGTCGAACACGCCGGGCATGACCGGCGCGAGCTGCGTGGCCTGCGCGATGAAGCTCTGGATGCCCTGGCCACGCACGGTTGATTGTGCCTTGGCCGCTGGAGAAATGTAGCTGATCTCCAGCTCCGCGCCGTCGAGACCGGCGGGCATTGGCGGAAGCTGGTTGTGTCGCGCGAGCAGGTTGTAAGAGAGCTGGACCATGGGGCCGAGCAGCTCGGCCTGGAGCCGGCCGACGATCGGACCCATCATCGAGAGCATCTGGTTGCGGTCATCACGGATCTCCTCCGCGGTCTGCCGTTCCTTCTTCGTCGGACGGACAAGCCAATCGACATAATAGCCGCGGCGGATCATCTCGCGCGACTGCTCGATCATCTCGACGGTCACGTCGATGCGCTGGCCAATGGGCAGCGCCTCGATGGGCTCAACGCCGGGACGCTTGTAGTTGATGCCGCCGGGGTAGCTCTTGACCGGCAGCATGAAACCATCGTCAGGAACAACGAGCGGTGGATCGGTGAGCTTCTGCGCAGAGATGAGGAGGGTCCGGCGCATGGCGTTCACCATGCGGATCTCAGGGAGGATCGAGAGGGAAGGAGCACGGCCGTAGGCCTCGCCAGCGAGCTTGGACCAGCGGGGCGTGTGATACGGCATCCAGTCGTAGCCACCCTCGGAGAGCAGCTCGCTCGTTTCCTTGCAGAACCAGCACGACGCCCAGGCGCGATGCTTCGGCGTGCGATTATTGTGGTCGCGGTCG